ACTACCATTAGCAATTAACTTACCATCCCAATCATTATTCTGAGAGTCTTTAACTGTTGGACCTTGACGACTTGTTCCATCCTTACGTTCAACCTTACGCTTAATGGTTACGAAATCATTACGGTCGTCACCTTTGTTACTAATAGTAAGACCTGCTGCTTCGATAGTAGCACGATTAGTATCATCTACTTCAACTTGGATTGACCACACTGGTTCAAACTTTGTATTAGGCTCAGTGATTGAAGCATAGTGACATTTACCTGTGATATATATTGCATCATTTAATGGCATTTTAATTTCCTTTGTATATCGCCACTTCATTGTGGCATGAGTTTAAACTTACTTGTTTACGTATTATAACATAGATAATTATGTAGGTCAATAACTAATTTAATTTATTTTCAATGTGTATCACTCCATGTTGTTCCTATTTTAAATTCACAATCAAGAGGACACTTAACCTTCAAGGTCTTTTGTGTATCTTGCATTGCATCCTTAGTAATCTTACCAAACCTTTGAGCATCTTTCTTAGCTACCTCAAACTGATACTCATCGTGTATAGATGCAACTAACTTAGCATCAACACCTGACTTACGTGTACGTTCAGTGATATGCACAAGCCATTGCTTACATATGATAGCTCCTGCACCTTGTAGTAGTGTATTAACTGCTGCATGTTCTGATCTAATGTGTAGTAGTCTACCATCAAGAGCAGGTATAGTACCATCCTTACACCACTTAGCAACATCATCTCTTAGTTTCTTTAGCTTCGGCATGTTAGATAAGAACTTACTAATAAGTTTCTGTCCTTCCTTAGAAGAACCCCCAACTACCTTACCTATCTTAGCTGCACCAGCACCATAAAGAAAGGCATAGATGAAAGTCTTTGCTTGATCACGGTCAGTTAATCCAGCAGCTTTCATGTTAGCTGTATGCACATCACCATTAACAACTTCTTCAGTGAAGACAGGATCATTCATGTAATGAGCAAGACAACGTAACTCTAGACCAGATGCATCAGTGCCAATCAAGGTGTGCGTATCTGGATTAGAGATAGTCCATAGCGATCTACATTCTTTACCGTAAGGTGAATAGACTGCTGGTACTTGAGCCATGTTAGGTGAGTTATGTGCCATCCTGCCTGTCACGGTACGAAGGGTCATCACTCTACCTCTAACTCTATCATCTTCCTCACATGCTTTAATCCAAGCCTTAAGTAAGCCAGTACGTTTCTGTAGTAGAAAGTATCGACTAAACATTTGAGCTTCTTCCATATCAATCTCAGAAAGAATCTCTTCACTAACTATTACATTACCTTTATCTGTATGGTGAGAAGGTTCCCACCCACGTTGCATTAATCTATCAGCTATTTGTTTACGACTTGCTATATTAAACTTAGTTATCTTAGGAACTTTTCTAACTTCTGAGTAAGTAGTAACAGGTTTAAATATTTCCTGAGCTTTATCTTCAAGATCATGTTGTTCTTCTTCAAGAGTAGCAAGAAAAGAGATGGCTTCACGTAAGTTAAAAGAGAACCCATTCTTTTCTTGCTGATCTACAATAGCTCTTACCTTTCTTTCTAGTTCATATGATTTATTAGAAAACTTTTCTCCTTCCTTCTCTAGTTGTTGAGCTACCTTTCTGGTAACTCTTACATCTTGCTTACAATACTCTAGCATTTCAGCAGAGTAGTACTCAAACTCAGTGTGACTACCTTTAGGGAAACCTAAGCGTTCACCCCATGCACCTAATGAATGTCCCTTATCTCTAATAGGATTGTAAAGTTGAGACTCTAGTAGAGTGTCCCTTACTTGAGATAACTTTATCCCTGATCCTAGTAGGCGATTAAGAACTGGAGCATCAAAGCTTACGCCGTTATGCATTATGAATGTATCAATCTTCTTAGCCCAAGATGCAAACTCTATGCATTCATCTTGTATCCACACCTTCTCTTGTCCAGTGGTGTAGTCACAAGCTACGATGCAATGCACTAGAGTAGCATCTAAGTTATCAGTTTCGATATCAACTACTGCTGTTACCATTTGTCATATCCACTACATAAGCTTGATCAGTTGGAATGTGAAAGAATAACTCACCCTTCCTGACATATCTATTAGCTGCTTCTTTGATCTCACTGTCTGCTACCGTGTTAGCATCTACATGCCACGCTTTAGTACAATCCTTATTGAAAACTATAAAGGTAAGTAGTGAGTCAGGATATTCTTTCTTCCACTTATCTAATAGCCGTTGCTTTCTATGTGGAATACGTAGCTCATCCCACTCATCAGGCCACTCAGCTTTCCAACCATACTTAACTTCTACCTCATAGAAGAAGGGCTTACCCCCATCATCAGGAGTAACAGCTATATCAAAGAAGTAATTCTCATCTGAATTAACAGAGCATTTAGGATGGTTCTCTTCAATCCAACTAATCATTTGACTCTTAGCTGCATTGTCTGCTTGGTCATACATGTTCCTACTAAAGGGCTTCTTCATCAGTGTTCTCCTCAAAGGGGTTACTTATTTCTGTCATTCTACCAGTTTCTTTATCATAATGCAAGTGACAACATGCACCTGTGTCTCCTGTATATCTATTCTTTAAGATACGTAGCACCGTAGTGTTAGCTTCTACCTCATCGTCTGCCTGTTGATTACGTTCCAATGCAATCACACTGTCAGATAGATGAGCGATAGATGCTGACCCTCTAAGATGCGACAGGGATACCTCACGCCCATCCTCATGACCCTTGTCACCTGATGGCCTACGGAGATGGCTAACAAGTAGTAAGCCTATGCCTGTAGACTCTACGAGGGAGCGTAGCTTAGTCATTAAGATGTCGATAGACTTACGTTCATCACCATTATCTTCTTGGCCTGATACTAAGATGGATAGATGATCAAGTATTACCCACTTACATTTCAATCCACTCGCCATGAACCTAACCCTACCTAAGATTTCATCATTAGATATAGACCCGAAGTGATCGAAGGCATAGAACCTACCAGTGCCTATAGTTTTCTCCTGCCAATCGTTAAGCTGCTCTCTGGTAAACTTATCACGTATCTCTTTAATGTATAGTCTTGCATTAGCTTCTACACTCATGAGATTGAAGGCAGTATTCTTAACACTTTCTTCCATAGCAAGGATACCAATGTTATCATCACTAGCTTTCATGATATGGTGAGCAAGCTCACGTATGATACTAGACTTACCCATACCTGCACCACTAGTGAACGTCACTAGCTCACCAGTACGCATACCATATGTCTTATCGTTAAGACCTTGCCAAGGATACTGTACTGTATGACAATCCTTTTCATCATACAGTGATGCACCTAATTCATTTAGGTTAAGTATACCTGCTGGTGTAAACTCTTTAGCATTCCACCAATCATCGTTGAACTTCTTAAGTTGATTAGTTTTTAGGTACTCATTAGCATCCTTAAGATCAAGCGTGATTATCTTACACTTACTAGCCTCAAACAATTCAGCTACCTTAAGTGCAGCTTCCTGTCCTGGTTTATCATTATCAAAACATAACACTACGTTCTCAAACTTATTAAGATACTCGAAAGACTTACGGCAATTCTCAAGGGCTGATGCTGCACCATTCTTAATGGATACTACAGGCCACTTAGAACCAAGCATCTCATAGGCAGACATAGCATCTATCTCACCTTCACACACTGTGACATACTTACCCTTAGCTGCAAAGATATTCTCACCAAACAATCCTGAGCCAGCTAAGTTACCCTCAGACCAGAACTTCTTTCCTTGTACCTCACGTACCTTGTTAGCAACATGCTTACCATCCTTATCAAAGTACTGATAGATGTGATGGGTAGTAATGTTATTAGATTGTTTAATGTATGTATTATATTTACTCGCCGTTTCTTTCTTGATCTTACGTTCAGGTATTCCTGCTGTAATACCTACACTTTTTAATGTAGCTGACGCAGGGTTGTCCATCTTAATTACATTAGGTTGCATAGCATTCTCTCCTCTTGAATATTTATGACAGCTATAACAGTATGTGTGTCCATCATCATGGTATGTAGCATTAGCATCACTAGATCCACATGAAGGACAGTCACCCATAGTAGGTGTAGCGTCAGACATTGTAAACTCCTATAGTTTTTCTTTTATTATATATTTTACATCAGGTGAGTATCCCATAGCAATACATAATCTATTTCTATTGTCCCTTTCTTCTTCAGCTAATAGTTTAGATGCGAAAGTATCAACACAAATATCACCCATTTCTTTTTCAAGAACTAATTCATACTCAATCTTCTTCATAAGTATCATCCCATATGTTAGACACAAAGCTTATCTTCTCATTCATAATATCATCCACATCTTTCTTGGCTAATTTCTTTGCTTCTTCTTTATCATAACCTTCATCTTGATAGTCTCGAAGCACTGATATGAACAATGTTTTTCGCTCGATATCCCATAAGTTTTTAGCCATCTTCTTCTACCCATTTCTGAGATGTAGATAACCCAAGGTCAGCACGTTGTTTCCTAATGGTGTCATCTTTCTCTGCTAATTGTTTATTTAATATATCAATATGTTTATGTAGTTTATCTATTAAGTTATCTTTAGTTTGCATAGCGTACTCCTATTTATTACTGTTGTCAATATAAAATATATGTGATCCTACTCTACCTAGATTTTTAAAGTCATCACTGTAAGACCAGTGAGGTTTAACATAGTAGGCATGGTAGTGAGTAGCACCCATAGTTTGTTCTAACAACACAC